GATCCTGTTTTAGATAGTATACCCACTCGTGAATCTTTAGCTAACGTACCTGTGTTTATACATTCTGAAGATCCCATGAAAGAAAATCCTGAACGTCTTATTTTTAAATATACTAACCCGAAACATCTGTTGTCAGCTTTGCATGCTTCCCAATAAATAAAAAATATCCGGTTAGCCTCCCTAAAATCTGGATAACCTACATCAATACTAGTCCACTGCAAATACATATAATGAGAACCTGTGATGTATGTAGGCTTGCCGTTATTATAAAACCAATAACCGTACTCTCTTCTGTCAAATTCTGTTTCTATGTAATCAACCCAAGTGTTTTTAAATGAATTAGGCATTTCATTCCAATGAAATATAGAGCTTATTCTTGTAAGTGGTTTGGGTATTTCCTTACGCTCCCAATATTGCTTTGTTGCAGATTCAGAAGTTTTATGTATTTTATCAGGCTGTGCAGGTAAAGCTATGTTTAAACCATTGATGTTAACAACATCTCCTATCATACCGCTTTTTGATATAACCACCATGTCGTATGTAGAATTATATCCATATACCCATGTTTTAGCACGGTTCTTGTTTTTAAAAGCAGTAACCGGTATAAGATTCTTAACCTTATAAAATAATCTATTTTGATCGTCTTTCTGCAAAGCCTTGTTTTGTTTGTACTTTATCTGCGCCAATCAATGTGGCATTAATGTTTTCTTGTTCACTATCTATTTTATTTAATATATCAAATGCATCAAAGATTGCTAATTTTTTTGTTGCTGCTGCATTCTTTAATCTGTCAGCTGCTAATTCATCTTCAGGATCTGGTTTGATAATATCTTCTTTTGCTACTTTTATAAGTTGCTCAACTGCTGTACGGCCAGCGTTTATTATTTGTTGTTTTAATAATTCAGATTTCATAAGATTAAAGTTATTTGATGGTCATACATCCTGTAAAGTTTTTGCCCTTCTACATAAAACTCATATTCGCTGTCGGGTTGAAATGCAACTCTTGTCCCTTTAGTCACACCCTGCTCTATAAGATAATGATTGGGATAAAACATTTCTCCAACAAGCGGTTCCTCATTGCCTCTTTTTTTAATTATTGATTCAGTTTTTGATATAGGCTTTACAAAACAATACCTGTCATGACTAATCCAATCACTATCTTTTTTATATAAAAAAAACTGTTCGTTGTCTACAAAAAACAAATCATTCATAAAAAAACTTTTACCACTTTTTTGTCTGCCCTTCATATCGTTGTAATATTTAAATACATTATGATGAACTAACAATATGTCGCCTGTTTTTATTTTCCCTGTATAATTCAAAGGTGTTTCTACCACCACAGCCATACGGTTAGAAAACTTATAATCCTCCTCGGAGCTGCTTGTTATAAAATCTATACCGCCTATTTGCTTTGTATTGTTATATCGTTTGCCGTCTAAAGGTCTTACAATAAAATAAAATGGAGATTTCATTAGAAATTAATATTATATTCTATGGATACGGGAACCCAAGAATTAAATTCTTTCCACAAAACGATTTCATCCTTTTTTTGTATCCATATCTTTATAGATGAAGAGCTCGAGTCTTGTTGTATAAGATGAATGAAATATTTCCCATTAAGAACTTCTTGTCCTACTATGTAATGTATAGCTCCTGACTTATAATCAGGTCCTACAGATATTTTCCTTATATCCATTTAATTAAATTAGATTTGAATATAAAGATACAAATATTTCAACGGCCTTGTCCGCGATACTTCTTTGTGTAGAGTTTTGAGCTTTTTAAAACAGAAGATTTTGTTTTGGAATGCACTCCTGGACGTTTTACTTTTGGCTTTATATTAGGTGTATAACTGTTATTTGATTTCGCCATTATGATTCATTATTTCTGTTTTCTGTTTACTACCTTGAGAAGAGCCAAAGTAATATCCAATCACTTGAGTAAAAGCTGCCACTACTGCACCAAACCCCATATCAAATAGTCTTTGTGATTCTTTAGGTATTTCCCACAATCCAACTGCTCCTGCGATAACACCAATAAAACATAGCGTGATGCCCCATCCCACCGTTTTAAATAGTACATCATTAGAGCCTGATGCTAAAGCGGCCATCTCTCTTTGGCGGGCCGAGGCTCTATCTGCTACCTCCGCCTCATATGCTTCTAGCACCATCTCCTGAGCTCTAATTTTATCTTCAGCTGGCGCATCAGAATTTTTTATTGAACTGACTACTTGTTCTACAGACATGTCTCCCTGTATAAGACTGCCCAATGTGGGGTTAATTAAACCAACTCCTGCTTTTAATAATTTTCCTACAGTGGTTTGCCCAAATTTTTTCTTTGTGTTGCTCATATTAATTGATAAGAAGTTTTACCATTTTCTTTTACAGCTTTCATAACTCTTCCTCTATTATCGCTTTCGGATATAAAACTTACATGTACCCAATCAGGATTTGTATCATCTCCAAACTCCCATATTATTTGGTCGAAACTTAAATTATCCTTGATGTACTGAAACATTTCTGCATTTGTTTTATGGCCAAAAGTATCATCGAGGTCAATCGCTCTTCCTTCGCAATGCTGTGAGCGTGTACTTCCACCGATAGCTCGGTTTAAATCTTCACATCTAAAAAAGCTATTTATTTTTATTGGGCCCCCAACCCATTTTCTTAATGGTTCAAATATGTGATCACATAATATTCCCATGTTTGATAATTGATAGGCAGTAGGCGTATTGTCTATTCCTAAACGTGTAGCTGTGTTAGACTTAACGCCTTCTTTGTAAGAAACGTGTTTACTTATTTTTTCCATGCATTATATACCATTTATGTAAAGTATATCCTATTGCAACGAGGGATAAGATTATTTTGAGTATAACATCAAGATTTGTCAAAGATGTCATCAATGCAACAAAATTCAAAGCGTATATTTTCAAATCAGTCATTGACATTTTTAGTATATATGTATTTTATTTTGATGTCCCCCGCTGTTGTTGTTGTGGTATATGTCATTTTTTCTTTGCTTTCTTTCCTGCTCTATTATTGCCACCTATTGCTTTAGGCACATCACCTATTTGATTACCAACCTCTTTGATTGCTTTTGTTACATCTCGAAGTTCTTGCCCTACACGATCCACTCTTTTTGACACATCATTTTTCATTTGAGCAAATTTTTCCTCCAATATGTCTGGGATCATGTTATTGTTTTCGTCTTTAGTAAGACCTTTTTTAGTAAGCCAAATTGCGGCTAGATTGATTATGATTAGTAATATTACTAATCCGATTAAAATAATTATTGTTGTGTTCATAAGATTTAATTTAATTAATATTCATTTTATTTTATGCTATTGCTAAATAGATGTATTTTTCTCCATTAAAGTTAAATGGATAATAATTATTTTTTATTGTAAAACCATCATTATTAAAATCAACATCATAAATTCCGCCTTGTGAAGCTGTTGCTTCTGAATCACTTGTATCCGCCCATAAATTTAATTGAATTGGATTATTAGCATCTCTTGTAGAGTCCATTATATTCCAATTATTTCCTGCCGATGATGTGTTTTTTATTAATAAAAATCTTGGTCTAAAGTTTGTTGTAACAGTTTTATTTCCTGTTACCCCTGTATAACTGCCTATCGTACTATATCCTGCAACTGAATACCAACAATATGCTATATAATTACTACTATTAGTATTTACTTCATCATCTTCTCCAAGTGTAAGTAATGTTGAACTTGGTGCGCCAAAAGGTCTATTTGTTCTTGTATCTTGTGTTTCTTTATCTGATGTATTTAACCTTAAATAATAATCAACACTTGTTAAATCTTTATCATAGACAGTCCAATTGTATTGTGAAGTCAAATTTTTCCATATAACTAATTCAGGTGTAGAAGAGAGTCCGTGACCAACTGTAGCACCGTTTATGCCATTACCTCTATATTTTACAATAGAAAATCCTGCTGCATCATTAGCTGAAACAAGAGAAGGTATAGTTCCTTGACTATTTATAGTAGGAAGAGTTGATGCGCCCCAATTCCAAGCAACGTAATCAGCAGGTAATCCAGAAGTTCCTGAACTTTGATTAGGACCTCTATTAACAATCCAATTTGCATCAGCACCAAGAGTAAAACCATTTTTATTAAAAGAAGTTAAAGAATCGTTAAAATCTGTCGCTTGATTTGTACCGTTAGACCTTATCATATTTTTTGCACCTCTAACAGAATCATATAAAGCGTTAGGTTCGGCACGATTTCTATATTTAATCCATACCAATGAAGGATTTGTGCTTGTTCCTTCAGAGTAAGTCATGTTTGTATCTGTAATTCCGCTATAGTTCCCACTTAAATCATTTGAGTTTGAATCTAAAGGATAAGCCGCTACACACCCTGCGCCTGTTGGAAAATTAAGAGTGTTTGCTGTAGCTGTTGTCTCATTATAAAGCTCTCTTACTTGACTATCCGTAAGCGTGCTATTAAATATTCTTACTTGGTCAATGTTTCCTATGTAACCTGACCAACTTGTAACAGGTCCATCTCCTATTCCAAGCGTACCACCTTGCGCTAATGTATAAGTTATAGAGACAGATGTTACGCTGTCAACATAGCATTTTATACTCCCTGACCCATTATATGTTATTACTATATGATACCATTGTCCCAAATTAGGGTTTGATATAATTGTCCCTTGATTTGAACCTCCTGCCAATAAAGCAAGATTAGGACTATCTATACCAAGAGTGAGACCATTATAGGGCGATGAGGTGAGAGTTGTTGTTAAAATTTCGCTGATAAAGCCATTTGCTCTCTTGTCAGATATATTTATCCAACAAGACCAACTAAAAGCAGATGATGTGTCAAGATTAAGATTAGTAGTTATACTACTGCTGCCGTTAAATTGTGCTGACCCATTTAAATGACCACCTATTGTTTGTATTCCATCAGTACCTGTATATAAGTTTGTTTTAAAACTATTTGCTAAACTCGGTGTTGTTGATGTAGGGTCTGATGCAAATGCGAGGTAGATATAACTTGCTGTACCATTGTTAACACCACCATCAGTAGTATCAAGTACAAAACCATTTGACAAAAACCGAACGTGCTGTCCAGAACCCTCTGAATTAGGTAAATTAGCATATAGTTGGTCTGAATAAACACCATTTAATCTTTTGTTATCCATCATGTACCACGATTCAACTCCTGTAGATTTTATTAACAAAAACGCAGGCTCGAATCCTGTTTCAACCATATTACCTGATACCCCTGTCCCTGTATAAGTGCCTATTTTTTGATACCCTGCTACTGAATGGAAGGCATAAAAAACATAATTACCAGAAGAAGAGTTTACATTTGTGTCTGATGACAAACTTATAACACTAGCTGTTGGAGAAGTGTTATTCCAAAAATTATATGTCCCTGCGCCAATAGTATCATCTAAATATAAATATTTAGTATTCCCTAAAGGTTCTGCATATACTGTCCACCCTTTTGGTGAGCCACCTATCGAATTTAAAGATTTTACAATGATAAGTTCTGGTGCAGAATTTAATCCATGACCTATAGTTGCACCTGCTGTATTATTCCCTGAATAAGTACCTACGCTAAACCCTGCATTTGAATTAGCTGATAATTGAGTAGAAATAGTACCATCTGAATTTGATACTGCACTACCACCTGCCTTCCAACACCAAGCCACATAAAAAGATGCTGATTTATTTACATTATTATCTGACCCTAAGGAAAATCCATCAGTGTCAAATGATGTTATCTTTGTTGATGATGTAGCTTCTACGGTTGTCTCATTTGAATATAAATTTTTATCAGCCCCCCTGACTGAATTAAATAAATTGTGCCACTCAGTACCGTTGCGCTCTTTAATCCAAACAAAATCTGGCTCAAAGCCTACCCCTGTAATTGATTGCGTGCCTCCATTTCCAGCATACAATACAGCATTAAAATTTTCTGACGGAATAGGTGGTAACGCTTCATCGTCTATTTGAAACCAATTGCTACCATCGTAATATTCAACCTTATTATCGTCTGTGTTATATCGAAAGTCTCCAGCATTTAAGTTTGTAGATGGGCGTTGAGCAGTAGTGCCACTAGGCAAACGCACTCCTGATGTTGAAGATTCAAGCTCAAATAATTCTGGTGTATTTATTTTAGTTGTTGCCATAATTTAATTTTTTAACATCCCACCTCGTTGTATAAATCTGTTACTTGCGCTTGAGTTAAAGCGCTTGGAAAAACTCTAAATTGGTCAATATAACCATCAAAAAATTCACCGCTTGCTCTGGAGCCAATAGTGTTTGCGTTCATTGTTAAATAAGTAGTTTCAGTTCCTCCAGTTGTTTGAGCCACAGCATCTATATAAAAAGTTCTACTCCCAGAGTTCCAAACTGCCGCAACATGCACCCACTGGCTAGCTGGTATAGCAACATTAGACCTAGTATGATTACTGTTTTGATTTAAAGTTTGCATATATAATTTACCTCCTCCTCCAGCTGTAAAATAAACTCCATATCCATCTTGATTTGCGCCGCCACCACCAGTACCTTGTAATTCACAAACAACTTGGTCACTTGAAACAGTAGCGTCTATATATAACCAAAAAGAAACAGACATTGTAGCTCCATTAAGACCAGCAGGTAGATCAATATCAGCATTAGTTCCATTAAACTCTGCCGAACTCGTTCCAAACTTTTTTACAGTTGTGTTTTGAGTGACATTATTATTTGTACCTGTATAATTACCACAAGTATCTGTAGCTAAAGTAGCAGTGTTAAATTGATATAGAGCCGTAGCCGTAACTGGATAATCACAAGTTGCAGTTGTACAAGCTGGCAAATTATCAAAATTTTTCCACTCTGTTCCATTATAAAATTGCATCGTAGATGCTGAACTTTGTGATGATTGAGAGGTATCATTACGAAGCATACCTTCAGTAGCTGTTCCACTAAAAGCTCCGCCACTTGGCATTTTTAATGACTTTGTAGTGTTCGCTTTATTTAAATCTATTAAATCTGCTATTACTTTAGTTGTTGCCATAATTTATCTTTCTACCCAAGTTAATGTTTCTTCTACCCAATAATATTCACCGCCATCGCTTGGGCATTCTACTGGTGGCTCCCATATTCCTGTTTCAGTATTCCAAGTCCAACTAGGATAAGGCTGATTATTATCAGGGTTTATGTATAAATAGTCCACCCACTCTGTTGTATCTTCTTTCCAATACCATATTCCTTCAGGTTTAGGTGTTGGCGGTTGCCATATACAAGTCTCTTCATCAAGTGTCCAACTTGGATAGGGTTGCTCTGGATAAAATGCATCTCTCACAGGGTCGTATATCATACCTTTACCTGCAAAATTTTTTCTTATATTTCCGTTATAAGATGTTCGTTTAGTTCCATAATAAACTTCCCAATATATAGTATTGTCATAATCTACTTTAGGAATTTCATTTTTTTCCTCAAGCTTTGTTTGTATCTGTGTTTGTATAGCTTCTACTTCAGCCATCCATACCTCTTTGTCTTGAGTATAATCAATATTTTTTTTACTTTCCTCCAAAGCTTCTATTTCTTCATCTATAGAAGAAGTGTCTCCACTTCTTTGTTCTAATTCATCACAACCTACAATTACATTAGTTACTCTACAAAGTGCATTAGCTACAGTTGCTTCTAAAGTTTCTTTTTCGGCGATTAAATCTTCCGTATTATTATACTCAAGCTCTTGTAACTGATCTTCTATTTCAGACACTTCTTTTGCTAGCTTTTCTTTTTCTGTGTTTATTTCTTCTTGCTTAGCAGCGTAAGCTTCAGGTTCTTCAATAATATTTATTGCTGCTAACTCAGCTTCTAAAGTTTTTAATGTTTCACTTGTGGATTTGGGATAATATAATTGATTTTTTATATCTTTTATTTCTTTATCTGTAAATTCATATCCTTCTTCATAATCTTCATAAAAAGCTTTTCTTATATCAGCTTCAGTTACTGTAGGATACAATGTTGAATATAAAAGCTGATAGCCTTCTGAGTCGATATTATCTTGTCGAATAATATTTATTTCGTCTTCTACTTCACGAAGCCTAGCTCTTTCTGTAACTGTAAACTCTGCGTTTGATATGTATGCGTAATGTGCCATATTAAAATGTTACTGTATCTGATGCGCCTGCCGCTGTTATTATATATACATAATCTGTACTTATAGAAACTCCACTAATCGTGCCTCCACCCGAAGTGCCATTACAGGTAACACCGCTAGAAAAAACTAAAGATGATTTTGAAGCTCTAAGAATCACTACTCCTGAACCGCCATTCCCCCCGTTTCTATAAGCTGAAGAACTAGCATCATATCCGCCGCCGCCGCCGCCGCCTCCCGTATTTGCAGCTCCTGGAGTTCCGTTTGAAGGGTCTACAGCAGTACCGTCACCTCCTCCACCGTTTCCACCTGAACCTGGTGTTAAAACACCTGAAGATTTTCCTGGTCCTCCACCACCACCTGCGAAAAATACACTTGACCCTACAACTTCTCCTGCTGAATAAGTAGTAGCTATGCTAGTAGATATTATTGTGCTTGCTAAACCAACGCCTCCGTCTGTAGATGTACTTGAGCCTGATGCGTTTGCCGCTGCTGCTCCAGCACCTCCTCCTCCACCACCTGGATATCCAGGCGATGAATTTAATCCATTTCCACCTGCATATCCTTCATTTGCTGTTCCAGCTGCACCATTAGATATATTACCTGATGATGCTCCACCACCACCAGAACCACCAACATTAGCAACAGAATTATTATGTGCGCATCCACCGCCGCCACCTGTGGTTGTTACGTCATCAAACTGTGATGCGTCTCCATTTGAACCGTTTGTACTATAACTTGTACTTCCTGCACCCCCAGCACCTACAGTAATTGTAGCTGTTGCTCCTGAAGAAAATGTTTTTGTAGACAATGTAGGACCGCCTCCACCTGAAGGCTCGGTACTCCATGAATTTTTTAATCCACCTGCACCACCGCCGCCGCCTAGGTTTCCGCCGCCGCCGCCGCCAGCGACTACTAAATAATCAACTGATGTGCTTAAAGTGCTTTCTTTTAAGTTTCTCCATTCTGTTCCGTTGTAAACTTCTGTTCTGTCAGTTTCGGTATTTACTCTTAATTCACCTGTGGTTGGTGAGCCTGACCTTTGAGCTGTTGTTCCTTTTGCCCATACAAGCCCTCCAGCGTTTGCACTCATGTTTATATTGTCTGTTGTTACTTGCGTAATGTTTGGTGCTAAAGGAAAAGTAATAGTTTCTGATGTCGTTGATGTAGCAGTAATGCTATATACATAATCTGAGCCCACGGAAGCTCCGCTTATTGTTCCACCTCCTGCTATACCATTACAAGTCACTCCAGAGCTGAATGTAGCCGAGGCTACAGATGTTCTTAAAATTACAATCCCTGAGCCACCTGCTCCACTAGGAGCTGATGTAGCATTTTGTCCACCAGTTCCACCTCCACCGCTTCCAGTGTTTACTGTTCCATTACCGCCTGCTCCGCTCGCTGATGCACCCCCTGCTCCGCCGACGCCTGAACCACCTGTACCACCTGGCAAGGAAAAGTCAGATGCATAGCCGCCTCCGCCGCCGCCTGCTCTAGTAACTGGGCTACCTGTTATTGATGAGGATAATCCGGCCCCTCCATTTCCTGATTGAGTGTTACCTCCACTGCCTCCAACTGCGCCTGCTCCGCCGCCGCCGCCTGCTGTATATGGAGAGCCATTCGCCGCATCTCCTCCGTTGCTTCCTTGTCCTGCGGGAGTAGCTGTCCCTCCAGACTGACCAGGAGTCTGATAATGACCTCCTCCTCCAGAGCCACCGTTTCCACCGCTTGGTCCGCCACTAACAAATGAATTACTATTTCCGTAGCCTCCTCCAGCAGAAGTTATTGAAGCAAAAACGGAATCTTCTCCATTATTGCCTTTAGTATTTAAAGCTGTGACAGCAGCGCCTCCATTACCAACTGTAACAGTATATGAAGTGCCTTCAGCTATGGTTAATGCAGTTTCTGAACTAGAATTACCTCCTGAGGGTTCATTATTATAGGAATTTCTGTAGCCACCAGCTCCTCCGCCGCCACCATAATTGTTTCCTCCAGAGCCTCCTCCAGCAATAACTAGAAAATCTACAGTGATGTTTGCCATGCTTTTAAATTAAGTTGTTGTTACTGCCTCTACTGTAGAGCCGTTAGGGAAATTACCAGCCGCAAGGGTAAGTGTTTTTCCTGACAAGGCACTGAAATTTGCTTTTGCTTGATATACACCATTTATGTATACATCTATATAATCTTTGCTTGTTGGATCAGTTGCAGAAGTAACTGTTATACTATTGGTGCTAGCATTACTTATGCTAAAAGAGTCTACGGTTTTAGTTACACCTGCTCCACCTCCGTATGAAATATTACCGCCCATGCCTGAGT